AACCCAGTACCTGACACTGTGAATGGATTGTAGCTTGCGGATCTAATAATAAAAATATCTCCAGTTACATCAACACTTGCAGTAACACTTCCAGTTGCTATAAATGTACTAGTGCCGCTACTTCCTCCGGAACCAACTAATGTCCATCCGCCGGTCGAGTTATAGCTACCGGTATTTGTTAAAACATATAACTCGTTTGTGTCTTGTTGATATACTACCAACCCTTCATAAACATTGGCTGCAGAGAATCCTAGACGTGCGGTTTGGTCTGAAACAGTAAATCTTGCATCGATTGGATCGACGTTAGTAATGTTAAACCCACTAGGTAATATAATTGCCATTTTTTATCTTATGTTAATACGTATGTTATACTTGTTCCTGCTCCACCTGCTTGTAGTGTATTTGATCTATATACTTTATACTGTCCGACTGTTGTTAATGTAAATGAACTAAATACACCAAATCCACCCGTTGTTATGTTTGTTAAACTTGCAAGTGAGCTATTGAATGCTATATAATGGTACTTGTCCCCAGTCCAGGTTATTGTCAATGTTTGTCCACTTGCTGTTGTAGTTCCTTTTGATACAGTTCCAACCGTGCCACCTAGAGTAGTATCCCATGTAGCTAAGTTTTCTAACTCTGTAGATGTAAAGGATGTTGCAGCTGATGCTCCATATCTTAAACTTCTAATCTTTGTGTATGTAAATGAGTTGGTGGATGTTATTGTTAATGCTGGGCTATTGTCAGCTCCTAATACTCCTGATGAAGAATAATAGGATGTTGCAGTTGCTGTTATTGAACTTGATCCAGTTGCAGAACCGGTTACAAATATAGGTGATGTTACATTTGTTGAAGTAAAATTATGAACCCAACCATTTGCTGTTCCAGAAGCTGATGTAAATGTAATACTACCAGTTGCTCCTTGTTCTATTTGGTTAATGGACTTGATGCAGTTACTTGCAGACTATATGTATGACTTCCAGTTGTAGTTGTACTATATAATAATTGTGTAGCGTTTGATCCAGTACTTGTTAATAAAACGCCTCCTTCATAAAGAGATGCACTTATTAAAGTATATCCACCTACTGCTATTGTACCAGTTACTGTATATGCATCTGTTACTTGATTAAATCTATCTGTTGCAAATGTACTATTAAAGGAAGCTACTGGTGCTGATGGTACTGTAGGTGTTCCAAATATGAATTTAAGTCTTCCGTTAACGAATGTTACAGCTACGTTGCTATCATAATCAGCTACTTCAATTTCATTTAATGGATTATTGCTAGCAGATACATATGTAACCCCTGCACCAAATCCACTAGCAGCTGCAGATTGCGATATAAATGTTGGATTAATAAATGATGCCGTTTGTGCGTTTTGAACAAAGGATGCTGTTAATGCATATGAAGCACTTACTGCATTTGATACTGAACCACTAAAAAATGATGCTGTTTGTGCGTTTTGAGCAAATGAAGCCGTTAAGGCATATGAAGCAGTTATAGCTAAGGATGCTCCTTTATCTGATATAACTATGTTTTTAGTTGTACTACCTGGCTCTTTAGTACCTATTACAAAACGAGATGATCCATCCGGATCATCTTCAACACTAAGACTACTAGATATTGTTGGGTTTCCAAAACTCTCTGACAAAAAGAATATAGTACCATGATTAACATATAAATGATTCCATGCGGAAGTTGGTGATCCTAGATTGTATGGTGAAATACCTTCGGGGTTTGGTTTTCGTGGAACCCAATCACCTACTGGCTCGTCTGCTAACAATGCAGTGCTTGCTAAATTTGCTACATTAGCAAAGTTTGCAGTAGTAGCAAAGGTTGCAAGTGATGCAGTACCTTGTAGTGATCCAGTAAATCCTGCAGTTGCTTTAACACTTCCAGTAACTACTAATGAACCTGTAATTATTGCGGATCCAGTAAATGGAAATGGGCTACCTCCCCCACCACCGTTTAACGCAAAAGATGCGGTTAATGCGTAAGATGAAGATATATTGAATAAAGATCCGGTTTGTAATTGTCCGGGTTTAAATTGTCTTGCCATTATGCCCATCTCCCATTTACAATTATTGTATCTGTAGCCTCTATTATGTATCCTAATATGCTTGTATCAAATACAATTGATTGTGTTGTTAAAGTTGGTGTCCATGCATATACTGCTTTATCAATATATTGGCCGTTAACATAAACATTAAATTCATTTTTAGTTGCTGCTAACATTGTTGTTGGATTTGTTCCTGCTGCATATGGTACAGTTACTGTGGTTGTACTTGCCCATGTTGCTTGTTTATCTGATAATTCTGTTAAATATAATAATACTGCAGAATCAATTGTAGTAGAGCTTCCTCCGCCACTAACAATAACAGTGCCTCCGCTATTAATAATATTTTGTGCTTGAATTATTTGTGCTGGTACTGCAGTTGTGTTAAATATATCTGATTCAATATCAATCACTTGTTCGAATGTTAATTTTTTAATTGAATACATTTTCTTTAAAGTTGAACGACGTGCTTCTTGTTCTGATAACAATGTTCCTAATACAGTTAATGGAATAGTTGCTCGAACCAATCTATCTTCTCCAACCGTATTAACTGTTTCAAAACTTATGCTTCCAATTGTAGTAGTAAAACGATTTTGTTCATTTCCCCAAGCAAATCGACCGTACGGTAAAATTTGATCAACCAATGAATTCATTTGTGTTGTAAAATCACACCACAACATCATATCATATTCAATTGTTACATATTTAGGAATGTCTACAACATAAACTTTAGTAGATTCATTTGGTTGATTGGTTGGTATTGGAAATAAATCATCTTCATACCGATTGCGTTCATTGTATTTTGTTTGATAGATCCGCACGTTTTCAGATTGAGGTCGATTCACATCCAATGATTTAACTGAGTCTCGTTCCGATACACTGTTTCGTTTTAACATGATCATTGGAGATTGAATCATTCCTTTTTCATCTCGCATATAACCTAAACGACGTACATTATCCCATTTCTCTCCGGCAGCAAATATTACCGGTACTGGAATTGTTTGATTGTTGGTTTCTAGTTGTGGTTGTATTTCATTTTCTATAAACCATTTAATTGCATGATCGATATCATATGTTGTACGTTTTGGCGTACGAATTATATCATCGTCGCGTCGCAATTGTTCTGCCCGATTTAAAATTGAATCGTTAGATACCCCTTCCGTTTGTTTTGGATTAGGTTTATTGGTTTTACGATCAATATCCTGTCTATTCAATCTAGGCATTAATATCCTTTATATGCCGGCGAATTATTATTTCCGCCTCGTCGTATATCTTTAATTCCTTGCGGTGTTTGTTTTGTTGCATGTGCTTCACATAATACAGAAACACTGTAACCATGTTGTGATCCGTTTGGCCATGTTTCTGGATTCTTTCCTGCAAAGTATTGATTTGCATCAATGTTGTCTAATTCATAATATTCATTGTCCCAAAATACAATGTCTCCAACTTCAGGAAAAAATGAAGCTCGTTCTAAAATATCTCGTGATATTGCAAATTGTGCTGTTCTTGTATATGAATGACCAAAATCATCCATGTTTGCTGTTTTTGTTTCTTTGGTAATTAAACATGGAATCAAAATAGAATCATTGAATGCTTTTGATTCTGATTCGCCATATATATTTGAATTGCTGGATTCTACTATTAATTTAAAAAACTCAATTTCAGTATCAATAATTGAATTAAGCAATTCCGAATTAACTGCAGCTAAAAATCGAGCATCTCTAATTCCTCCAAATAGTGCCATAAGTGTTCTCCGTTATCCAACATAAATTTTTAATGGAACTTTTGCAAGAATTTCATTCATTTGAGTTGCTTCTGTATTTTGTCTTGTTAACATTTGCTCTTTGGTCATTTTATCTAAAAATTCTCGTAGTTGAGTTATTAATTCACCTTTTTCAGTTTGACCTTGTGATATTAATTCTGAGCCGTTTAATGTTATTTCTGAATTAGGAATAGGAATTGAACTATATTTTCCACGTACAAATCCTAACATTTCTTTTGCTAATGCTGATCCGTATTTTATAATCCACGCACGCCCCATATCATTAATGCTACTGTATGTTTGATATGTATATGGTATATTTGATGCGTCACTTACTGCCCCTTTTATAAGAGCTGTATTGCCGAATAAAAGTGCATCATTGTTTTTATCTTCTTCAAATAAAAATTCAAACCATACAGATCCGTAAAATAT